ACTTGTAATTTAAAAAGGGAGCATTTCTGCTCCCCATTAATTAGGATATATCACGCTCCTTAATATCCTCCAGTATGGCTAATTTCATTTCATCATCATAGTCTAACCAATCGAATATCTCGGTCATATGTCTATGACATCCAACGCAGAAGTTGTTCTTGTTGTATTTACAAATACTGACGCATGGACTTAAATTAATTCCCGTTCCTGGAGCATTGGTCATTTAAGATATATCGATTACCCTTGGTTGTTTTGATTCAGGGACAATCTTTTCCATTGAAACTTTCAATAGACCATCTTTTAACTCTGCACCATTTACAACCACATCATCTGCTAATTGGAAAGATCTTGAGAATTGACGTTTTGAAATTCCTCTGTGAATGATACTTGGATCTTCAACAATTGCGTCATCATTTTGAACTGAATTAACAGTTAGAGTGTTTTCTACATATTTTACTTCAATGTCATCCTTGCCGAATCCAGCAAGTGCCATTTCGATATCATGTGTGAAGTCACCTGTTTTTACGATATTGTATGGTGGGAAATTCACTTGAGGCATATTCGTCATGTGTTCAAAATGATTGAACATATCATCGAATCCTACTGTGAAAGGTCTTAGTTGATTAAAAAGTGAGTGTCTTGTGTTTGTCATTGCTTTTCTCCTTATATGTTAAAGCGAGTTTTCGTTGTACCCGAACATTCGGCATACAATCATAAGTATTTATAATACTTTTTGCTGAAAAAAATCCCCCAATTAAGGGGGATTTAACGGCATTCCTATGGTAGTAGGAATATTGTTTTTCTTATTATAGGCCAGTTACAGTGAACTTGCGGAAATAAGGGTTCTGACCAGCAGTACCAGTAGCGAAAGGATTATGAGTAAGACCATAACGAGTCTTGAAGCCAAGACGTGGTTGGAAGTCTTCTTCACCAATCGATTTCATCATCTGTAGAGGAACGTAAGGACAATAGAACAGTCCTGCGTCATACATGTTGGCACCTTTAAATCCGACAATTACACTGTCGGCAGATGCGAATTGGTCAACAAACACTTTGAACTTACCACCTAATACGCCAGCAAATACATTGTTGACAACATCAGGTTGTGCACCGTTATCCAGTGACATGTTAGGTTCAGCAAGTGAAGAAACCATATCAAGTGCTGACGCAACGTCAGGAGATACGATTAACCAGTTACCACGACCACGACCAGTGTTCTTGGCAATAAGGTTTGCTTCTTTGTTGATTTGTACAAGTAGTGACTTATATCTCTCACCACCCCAACGAGCACCACGGTTATCAAGTGCATCACTAACGTCAAACGTTCCAGCAAGAGTAGTACCTGCAGTCGCACCAGCAGTTGCCTGCGTGCCGATTGTGTTAATAATTTCACGATTGATTTCCGCAAGGATTTCGCCAGAAAGAATATTCGCCAATTCAGACTCTGCGTCTAAACCGTGAATTGCCTTAAGATCTTGAGCAAGTTCAATTGAATATTTTGCTTTCAGTGCTTTAGTCTTAGCTGAAACAGTTGATTTCTCGATTGAGAAAGACATCTCATTATAAGTTGTCGAACCAACGAATCCGCCAAGTGCTTCACCTTGAGCAGTAGTCATTGCATCAGCAGTACCATCATCACCAGCAAAGTCCGTATCAGGGGCTCCAGAAGGTAACGTTAGTGCTTCAGCACCAGTAGATGCCTCACCAGTGTAATGAGATTTCATTGCAAAGATAAGACCAGTTGGACCACTCATTGGCTGTACACCGATAGTGTCATTTGCCATCAATTGAGGCATAGTTCTGCGAACTAGCGAAATTAGGACAGGATCCCAATTATCTACGTTAGCTCCAGTAACGTTCGCTTCATCTAAAGCGATTTGTTGATTTTCTAAAAGACGAAGTGTAATTGCACGTTTAGTAGCATCTTGTATAGCAGGTATTTCTGCATGCTCCATAACCGGCTGCCACTTATCTTTAATTTGTTCTGATAAAAACATTCGTTTTCTCCTATTAAATATAAATGTTAAGCACCAAAGATGCTTGTGTTACTTGATTGCGAAAGTGAATCCACGACCCTTCTCATTGAGTCAGTCATGTCTCCGTCATCAGTTTTTCCTAAAGATTTCTCTTCAGCAATCACTTCATCTTTCTTTGCTTCTGAGGGAAAATAAGTCCCCTTTAAAGTTTCCAACTTTTCAGTATAAGTTTCCTGGTCTTCATATACAACACCTTCTGCGAGAGTTTTTAATTTCTCAACTTGTGTCATAGTTAAATCTTCAGATACAGTACTAAAAATCTCTTTAGCAGTTGCTTTGTCTAGAGAAGTGTTAGCGTCAATATTCTTATTCAAAAGAACATCTAACTCTTCCTTTAAACTGGCGATTTCATCTGCTTGCTCGTCCACTACATTTAACTTATCCTCTGGGACATCAACGTAGTTTTCAGTAAACAACTTTTTCATTCCATCAACAAAACCTTCTAAGATTTCGTTCTTAAGACCATTTTCAACGGCAAGTTTATTTTCTTCAACCCACTCGTTTACCATATAGTCTAGATAACCATCCAACTTTGCAGTAACGTCTTCAAGAATTGAATCGGTTTGCTCTGTTAGTTCTGCTTCCATTTTTGCTTCAATGCTTGCAAGATTTTCTTTTACTTTTGCCTTAACAGCAGTTTCAAATACTAAAGTTGTGCGTGCTTTGAAATCTTCAGTCAATTCCTGACCGTCGAATAATGCATCAATGTCTTCTTGAACATCAAAGTCCAATTCAACTGATTCTTTAGCTTCTTTCTTATCGAAAGGGTTTTTCTTTTTGTCGTCATCTTCATCTTCAGCATCATCGTCGTCATCATCTTCACCATCTTCGTCCTCGTCTTCATAGACTTCGACTTCGCCAGATCCATCTGCCTTAATCTTTTTCTTTTTCAACGGTTTCGCTTTTGGTTCCACTGCATTCGCAGCTTCGATAACATCATCAGTTTCTTCGGCAACGATTTCTATCTTGCCAGACTCCAATAATTCATCAACATCTGACACCTCAATTGAAGTATCGGATTCTGCAGATTCAGAAACATAATGTTTCCCTGCCTCATCCAAAACTAACTCTTCGCCAGTCTCTGTTTTTAACTTCATCTAGGTTCTCCTAATAATTTGATTATAATCTAAATTAGTTTTATTATTTCTAATTACTATTATTTATAAAACTAATGTTTTTAACAAACAACATAATATTACAATTTATTGATAAATTCATTGAAAATACGAGCTTCCAAACCTGTGAGTTTGTTTTTTGACGTAGATCCAATGGTTTTCTTCAAATTTGCAATCTCATGTTCCTTGATAATTCCGTTTGCCCATACCCATTCTTTGCCTTCCATGATACCATTTACAAAGGCATCGGGCGCAGAGGGATCTGCGACAATATCTGCGGCAGTTGCAAGATAGAAGTCACTTTGCACTTCTTGAATACCTGCTTTATTTGCCTTCAACGTTCCCATGCCTCTTGATGAAACACCAAGTTGAGCACCTGCGTTGATTAAACCTTTTACGATATTTCCGTGAGGAGTATCAGTAATTTTTGCTTTGCCGATATAGTTGCTTCCATCCTTCTTTAAAGATTCGATTATATGCGACACACGGTCTAAGTTAATAGTTGGACCATCAGGATGACCTAATTCTCCGAAGGCACGTTTCTTATCAATATATGATGTAGTGTACCGATTAACTTCTTTTTCCATTATACGGTCTGGGTAAATTCTCCCATTGCGATTTTTTACTTCTGCTTGAAGAAAGACTCCCTCAATATACATGTCTTTGCCTTTCTTGCCCTCTGTGATAAAGTTCACTTGGTCATTGATTTCTGATATAAGTCTCATATCTGTTTACCCCTTTGCAGTAATGGAACGTCCACCACGACGTTTACGTTGAGCGCCGATTTTACCACTTCTACCACTACGGTCACCACCTCCAAACTTTTTATGTCGTCTGATTTCATTCCTTTTACGTTTAATTTTCCATGTAGATTTACGTCGCTTCACCTTCATCTTCAGTTTCTTCTGCCGATCTTTTGCTCTATTACGACGTTTAAATATCATTGTTTTATGGACTTGTCTACGACTACGTCCTTTATATTTACTTGCTTCGTCTAATCCTTCACCCTCAATTGATTCAACCTCTTCATTTGCTCTGCGAAGAATATCTACTACATCGGGATTATCTGTTAGACCCTTTCTAATTCTTTCAATTTCTTTTACTGCTTGTTTCATATTACCAGAATGTTTATTGGCAATCTTGATTATTTTTTTCTTCTGACTGGCGTCCATTACAGGATATGTTTTGCCCAACTTGCCCTTTATAGGTTTTCCTATCTTAACTTCATCTAGTGCATGGAAGTCTTCGGCATAGTCAATGCCAGAACCATCTACTTGTTCGAAGTTGCAAGTATATCTCTTGTCACCTTTCTTATAGTTTTTCCAAGCAGTAGAATTTGCTCTCTTGTCTGCTCTTGTGACAACCATTGTGTCAATTTTATTCTTTTCGTTAACTTCTTCAGTAACATCAAAATCAACACTGATTAATCCAGAACCATCTACGTGGATATATTCTTCACCACCAATAATCCAATAAATCTCACCATTATCAGCTTCGAATCTACCTTCTACTTCTTCATCAATATCAAGAAAGTCTTCTCTTTCTTCTTCAGTCAGGGCATTCCAATCTTCTTCTGTGAATACGTGGATTTCATCATCCTCGATTTCTTCTCTAATTTCTTTAAACGATTTCAACTCCAAACTCATGACTGAATCCTCCTTAAATTATTTTTCTGCTGTAGTTTCTGGTGTGGTCTCAGCAACAGGTTCTGTCACTGGTTGGTTGAACATGGTTTTAGCAAGATGTTGCTTCATCCCACCTAATTTGTCAGCCATTCTACTAACCAATTCTCCAGTAAATACTTTTTTAAAGTCTGCAGCTTTCCTTTCTCTGGAATATTTAATCATTTTTTCTAAATTACTCGCCATTTATATTCTCCTTAATAAACATCACTCGATAAACCATCATCATCTGTTGGTGTATCTTCTTTTTCTTTCGCCATCAACTTATCCATGGCATCAATTTCTTCTTCAGTTTGCATAAGAATGTTCTTTCTAACCCATTCAATTGAATAATAACGACCAATCATTTCTCCGTTGGTTATAGTATCCAACATCTCTAATCTTTGGTTCATCATTTCAAGTTTCTTTATTTCACTAAAGTAACCATCATCTGCAAAAATAAAATCTATATTCTCTTTATACTCATTCCATTCATCTTTACTTATAATACCTTTTGTGAGAAGTTGAGTTCTCAACAATGAATATAACAAGTCAGAGAAACGTTTTCTCAACTTTGAGACGAATTTAGTAAATTTAATTTCATCTCTAGAGATTTCACCTGTCTTACTGAAACCCCACGAATTGTCTGTTTCCATGCGTGATGCTGGTACATGTAGACTTTGATATACTTTCTTCTGAAAATACATCACATCTTCCATATCACCAAGGTTCTGTCCGCCTGGTAATGTCGTTACTTCAGTTCCTCGTCCACCCTCTTTACGTGGCAACCAAAAATCTTCCATCATCGACATTGTATTCTTTCCGTCTTTTACTTGACCAGTTGAGGCATCATAAACCATTTTGTTTTTAAACTTGTTCATGATGTTTCGTAGGTATTGCTCTGCCTTTGTTTTTGGCAAGTTACCAACGTCAATATAAAAAACACGTCTTTCTGGTGCACGAGTAATTCGGTAAATAACCATTGCATCTTCTAACATACGCAATTGGTTAATAGGTTTCATTGCTTTATGTAGATATGAAAGAACAACTTCCTTTTCAGTGTCTACCAAACCACTATCTGCGGTTGCAACAGATTCCGTTGCAACTTTCAGTGTTTGTCTACCTCGCAACCCTTCTTTTGAATACATCCAGTATTCATCGACACCGACAACTACCTCAACACCGTCTTTATTTTTCTCTTTTATGACTTCTTTAACCTTTTTGATATCAAGTGCGTCAATATA